GTACGCTTCGGTTCCTGTCGTATCATATTCTTTAACCAGATAACTTGCATCCGGTTCACTTCCTGTTTGGTTGTCATCATAAGTCTTTTTATCACCTAAGACCATGATGCGATTCTTAAACGTGTAGTCTAGCCCTTTTGTATCAATTGAACCGTCTTCCTTCTTGAAAGTATCAGGGTTCCCTTTAATTACAAGCATAGCCTCCGATAAATCTTGCTGGAAGTTTGCCATCTCAGACTGAGAAAGATCGTATGCATCAATGTAACCAAGAACAGATTCAAAATCACTTAAACGCTTTTCGTTATTTATCCATTCATTAAGCTGAACAGTATTGAAATAGGATTGTTCCCGATCAATAATGTCCGCTTCAGCGTAATCCTCGTTTTCACACTCGAAATAATAATTGATACCATCATTTGCATAAACATCAATGTGCGTCGTAGTCTTATCTAAATATTCAATGTTGTAGTAATTTACACCGCAGACTGACTTCTTCGCTTTAGATGTATCATAGATAATGAAAGTATTCGTTACGTCTAACTTCGCCAATGTTTCCTTGCCGAACTCGTCGCGCCCAATCCATTCATACGCACGACCAAAAGTGAAAAGGTCCTCAGCCATTAACTGATTATGATAATCTTCGTTCGATTCACTTGCAAACTGGTTAACTCTATCAGAAACTGATTTATTACCACTATATTTCAAAGGATTCCCGAGAAGAACTCCTTTCTTAAACGTCACAATAAAGTTAGCAAAGTCACTTCCGATCCGGTTATCTGCGCGTCCTTCTGGTTTTGGTTTTCTATAGTGAATGTTATTATCCGCCACCGAATATCGCAACAGCTCTTCCAAACGCGGGACCTGATGGGTTTTATGGTGTTCAATAAATTCTACAATTACCTTCCATAGTTCTGGATCTTCAAAGTCGATTTCTTCTGTTGTTTCTGAAGACTTTTTATCGTACATTTTTTTCTTGGGCAACTTTTCTATTGGTACTTTATAAACAAGATTCGCCTCATCGTCAAACCGTTGTCCGTCAAGCAAATCAATAATCTTTCTTCCCATTATCTCACCTACAATCCTAACTTTCTGTATGTGTCTATAACTGACTTAGCATCTACTGGTTTATGGGTTCGTCGCTCATAGAATGCCAAAGCTAAAGCATCTGCTATATCTGGACTACCAATATTTCTTTTTTTCATATCATCTTTGCTTTCTAATCTAATTCTCCCACGGCTTGTCATCTTGAATTTCCGTGTACTTAATTCTTTGATCAAACTCGAATCATTCGGTAATTCAATTATTGGTCCACCGCCGTTTAAATTGGTTGTCATATTTTCCTCTAAAACTTCACGAATATTTCCCCAAATTTGAGTACCCAGATTATCGTAAAACTCATCAGTAGATGATTCACCATTGTTAACAGGGATAATCTCGAATGGATACTTCTCATCAGATACTATTTCTTTCAATCTGTCGGTTACTCCACCACCAACACCAGTATCATCTACCTTTATCCTGATTTTTTTTAAATTAGGGTATTTCTTCATTAGCTTCTTCGCACAATCAATAACATAACCTGTAGTGTTCATAGTGCTTTGCTTCGTATACTTTTTGAATGGCAAACACTTCATCTTTATTCTTGGAAAAATTATAGTTGAATCATCACCATAACGAGCGACATCAACTCCGATATCTCCAAATACGGCATCTTCAATATAATCATTGAACAATTGTTGACTCGTTGCTAATTCAACAACTTCTAAGCTGATAAATGAGTCAAGCGCTCCTTTTGGAAATTCTCCAAATATCCGAACTCTCGCTACATCACTATCTTGCCCATACTTATCAATAAGCATCTGAATATTTTCTTTACTGGTTCGTTTGCTGTCGTAGCTCGAAACCTTATGAACACGATACTTATCGCGGTCTTTATTGTGTGAGTCAAAGAAAACACCTTCAATGTTGTTGGGATTCCCACACATCAATAATTTATTGTCATAACCTGTAAGGGTCCCAAGAATTGCTTCCATAATCTGATCAGACACACCAGAAGCTTCATCAACAACGATCAACATATGATCCTCATGAAACCCCTGCATGTTTTCAGGTTTCGTCGCAGTCCTTGCAGTAGCAAACCATCGCTCAGCATCCCCGACCATAGATACTTTTGTCTTCGTCCACTTCAAAAGACTTTTTATCAAACTATCATTCAACCACTTTGATACTTCTGCCCACAAAACATCATAAAGTTGTTTCATAGTAGGAGCGGTAGCTATGACTTTTGAATAGGGTCTACACGTCAAAAACCAAAGGATTGCACCAGCTTCAAGCGCTGTCTTTCCAACTCCTTGGCCGGATCTTACTGATACCTTCGGATGTTCAGATAAATCATTCAGAACACTTCTTTGCCAATCGTCAGGCTCTAAGTGAAGCAAATCCTCACAAAACTCTACAGGTCTGTCATAGTAGTAATCTATTGCAGAACCAATATCCGAAAACGGTACGATCATCTTATCCATTATCAGTCACCGCTCGTTTATTCGCTGCTTCAATAACTGCCTTTTTCCAATTTTCTTGATCATTAGTAGTTCCATCATTCCCAGTTAACTTAGATAACTGAGCCTCTCTCAACGCATCACCGCCAAGATACTTCATTAATTCACTCATTGCTTTTTGCTTGTCATACATTTCAACTGATATGCCATCTTTTCCTTGAGTTATCTTTTTGACTAGCGATCCGTCAAAATCTTTACTTGATCGGACATAAACTTCATTGATACGACCTATGACTTGTTCACCATCTTTTGTCTTAACTTTATTTCCGGCTTTATCTCTGACTTCATATTCGGTCAAATCGACCTCTACAAAATCAGTGATGTCAGCAGAGAACTGTTTGATGTATTCGGTAATCAAATCTTTCACATCAACAAAGATATCTTGCTGTAGTTCAGCCTTTAACGTATGCAGTTCTTCTTTGATGCTAACTTTTGCTAACAGTCGAGGAGCGGCGGCTCTAGCTGAGTTATAATCGCATTGATACGCCTGTTGATATGCTTTAGTTGCATTGAAATGTTGTAAATAAAAAAGACAGAACATTTTTTGCTGTTCCGTCAGTTCATCATTATCTATCACAGGTTGCAACTTTTTTTGTGTGCAACCTTTTTCTTTTTTGTGTGCAACCTTCTTAGGCGGTGGATTACTAGCTTGATCTTGCTTGTTCCATTTCCTAGACTTCCACGCTTTGACAGTATTGATTGATACGCCGTACTTTTCGGCAATCTCTTTATATTTCATACCTTGTTGTCGGTCTTTATATGCTAACTCCCATTTTTTCACACTAGCTCCACCACCTCTCTATATGTATTTGCTGATGTTCTCTTGGGTATGTTCGTCTTTCCAATAACCGTACCCACAATAGACTAGCTTGCAATAATCAATCTCTACTGGCGTTGCCTCTCTGATCATTTCTACAATCGAATACTTCGCCTTCATTTGAACAGACATGACTACACGCCTATGCTGTCCTTTCATCGGCAGCGGGTAGTTATTGTTTAACGACACATACCAGTAAGTTCTCATAATAATTTATCCTTCTTGCATTGTTTTGTAAGCGTTATGATGTTATACTTAGCTAACAACCCTAACATCTTTTTCATTTAATTACTGACCACTATTACCCGATAGTGGTCTATTTTTGTGTTGAAATGTATGGCATAAAATGCTATATTTTTCTTGCTTGTTACATAAGAGGAGCACTGCGGAAACAGTGGTCTTCTTTTTTTGTGCGCAAAATAAAACAGCCTCACGAGGAGACTGCTGTCACTAATCCCTTACGCCTACCAAACAATCGTTTCACTCGATCTAACACTTGCTTCATAGCAATCACTCCTCAAAAGTATTTCAAAATAAAAAGACCGCCGAAGCGATCTTGATTATGTATTAAAGAACACTGAATCAGCGTACCGCCCCTGATCAAAGCAAACTCATTTAACTATGATTGCATTGATGTATCTGCTCATAGACCGCTCACAAAGCCTGCGTAAGGCAACTTACCGTGTTCCTAGCAAGTCCAACTTAATGTTTATTGACGTGACCGGGATCGAACCGACCTCATTTCCAACTCTAACAGTCAGATGCATCACCAATGATGCTACACGTCAACTCGGAGGAGCTACCTCCTAACATATGCTTTCAGGTCAGATACTTAGCGTTGGCCAGTTTACTAAGTCCTCCCTAAATCACTGGAGTGGCACCGCCCCACTCATGGTTGCCTAAGCATTAACCTCGCACGCATGCAACACGTCTTCTACTTCCGCCACAGTGACATAAAGACGGAATGCTCAATGTAGAAATCATTATTTCATGCCGCCAATTGTTTGCCTTCTCTGTTTCCGCAAAGTGGCAGTGTAGTCAAAAAGCGAATAATCCACCAAGCTAGACGAATGTATGTTAAGTAGTATAAGGAGAAACTTCATGCCAATAAAGTTAAATTGAGTCGTCTGCTTGGCGGATTAATCACATTTATTTCACGCTATCATAGTAACACTTTTAATGTACACTCGTGGCGCCACAAACGCGCCTTACAACCAATCAATTACAACATCCACTCCAAAGATAAATACTGATAGCTGTTCAACAGCTTTTTTTATCCACTTCCCTATCGTCCTTCGATCAACAGCGTATTTCGAAGCAATGTATTCATCAGCAAAACACTTAGGTAGCAAGTACTTCATGTTTAAAATATCATAGGCTCGCTCATCCTCTGCTTTTAGTTCAACTAAAGCCTTATCAACATGTTTCATTAATTTTGCTGTTTTCGCCTTATGTTCTAGTAGACTATCTACATCAAAGCGCCAGTCATTCCACATTGAAGCGAAATCCTCTTCGACTTGCTCCTCTACTATTTTGCAGTGAGTTTTTAATCTGTAGTAATTCCTCAAGAGCGTCCTTGTATTATGGTATGAATTGGACCTTAGCTCTTTTCGCCTTTGCTTAGTCGCTTCCACTAACCTAGCAACTACTTTCTCAGCGATCATATCTAGCTGAGATTCTGGCAGTTCATGTACTTGAATTTCCAAATCGTTTCCTCCCAATCAAATTATTCCCCAAAGTATTTGTTATACACATATTAACAGGTTTATCCACAATATATCGTGGGAACGTATTTTCGCGTACAATATATAGTGCTTAAATAACTTAGTCTTACTTTTGACTAGCGCTAATAGTAGTCGCCATAAAAACAGAAGTTAAAGCAAATGATTCAGCATCACTAAATCCCTCAATGGCTAACTGATTACGGAATGCCCCTAAATTTTGAGCAAGTTCTCGCATACTATTTCTAGCGATATCTTTCTCATTTATCTTTTCTAAGAGGTCATGAATATCCTCGTCATTCATTACAGTTCCTCCTTAATTGGCGACGATCCCGGATCTACTCAAAGTCTTGACTGCGAATCAATTCTCGTGCAAATGAACAGTTGACAATCTCATTAATGGACTTTAAGTAATCACCAAGTTCTTTTTCAGCTTTTTCTTTTGCATCAAACATCGTGGCAGCATATACGACTATCGTGCAGCCTAAACCGTGTTTATTTGTGTACCTAACCATAAATTCATCTTTCACTTCGGCACCCCCAACAACTCTGGCTTAACTTCTAAAATAGTCGACTCATGAATTGGTGGATAAGCGAGATTATGATCTGTAATCAAATCATATTTGCGCTCTCCACATTCGCAGTGACCGCACAAAACAACTTTTAACGTATGCTGCTCGATTAGTTCTTTTAGTTTCATTCTATCGCCTCCAACAACTCCGGATTCTCATAGATGTTGCCGATAACATCTATATCAGCATTAACTTCACAGAGATCGTCGCAGATATTTTCCCATTCATAAATGAATTTTCCTTCATCGTAAATTACTTTTCCATTTACTTCTAAGTGGTCATCCCATCCTACATCCCCTTCAAATATCTCCACGCCGTTCTTGTCTTTCAGTCCTGTTGATTGCATGAGTTCGATGTCTTCAAAATCAAATATTTCAGTAAAGCACTTTTTACCTTTTAAATCGTCTCTCTTTACTAAGCATTCCATTCCTAAAAAGTCGGGTTTTGCATCCGCAACTACTCCGTCGGGATGGTTTGATAAAACTCCTGGTTTTACCCAAGCTCTAAACTTCGGTATCATTGTTTTCCTCCGATCGATATTTTCTAACTTTATCTTCGTAAATGGCAATTTCTTCTTTGGTTGCCGGAACCAGCCTATACGTGTCGAATCCAGCTCCAAAATGGC